CAGGGACTTAATAACTTAACATTAGGAGCTAGAAAAGGTGAACTCGTTACATTCTGTGCAGGAACTGGCGTGGGTAAATCGACTGCTGTTAAAGAGATTGCATCTTACTTCCTCAGTAAAGGAGAGACAATTGGTTATATTGCTCTTGAGGAATCTGTACGACAGGCATCCATCGACTTCATGTCTATTGAAGCCAACAAAATGCTCCACCTTCAAAATGATTTAGATGAAAAATATTTGAGAGATATATGGGAAAAGACTTTAAACACAGGAAGAATATATCTCTATGATCATTGGGGGAGCTTGGATGGAGACATTCTTGCCAACAGGATTCGTTACCTTGTAAGGAGTTGTTCAGTCAGTTGGATTATTATTGACCACATATCTATTATGATTAGCGGAATGGAAGGTGGTGATGAAAGACGATTGATTGATAACTTGATGACCAAACTGAGATCTTTGGCAGAAGAACTGAACATAGGAATGTTCATAGTTTCTCATCTAAAAAAACCTAGTGATGGAAGAGGACATGAAGATGGAAGAAAAATTACACTTAATGACGTTAGAGGGAGTGGAAGCATATCTCAACTTAGCGATTTCGTTATTGGACTCGAAAGAAACCAACAGGAAGACGGTGAAACAACTGTTAGAATTCTTAAGGCAAGGTATAAAGGAAGCACTACAGGTATTGCAACCAAGTTGTACTACGATAGAGAAACAGGAAGACTTAGAGAGTGTGGAACATTCGATACACTCTCTTCAAAATAGAACAACCAGATTAGAAGAGTTAGTTATAGGAGATAATAAATGAAAATTCTGTTTGATATTGAAACAGATGGTTTATTATTTGATGTTACCAAGGTACATTGTGTAGGTTTGGCAGTGGCTGATACCAAGGCTTCTCAAGTTTATGCTAATGATCTTGATTATGATTGTTTGAATGATGCGTTAGAAATAATGTCTGATGCAGAATCTTTAACTGGACATAATATTATTGGGTTTGATCTGCCTGTTTTAAAGAAGGTATTAGGTTGGGAACCTAGACGAGACACTCTTATTGAGGACACACTAGTGATGTCTCGTCTGGTGTTTCCTAACTTGATGGATCTGGACTCAAAAAAACCAATCATTGTTCCTAGAAAACTGTGGGGTTCTCATAGTTTAAAGGCATGGGGCTATAGATTGGGTGTATTAAAAGGAGACTTTAATAATGGAGATACTGACTGGAGTACTTTTACTGATGACATGGCAAATTATTGTGCTGATGATGTTTCGTTAGGAGCCTTGTTACATACTCATCTATGTGGTTTTGAATATTCTGGAGAAGCTGTGGGTCTGGAACATGAGTTTGCTACGATTATTCAACGTCAAGTAGAGCAAGGCTTTAAGTTTGATGTGTCTCAAGGACAGAATTTGTATGTCAAGCTGTTAAAACAGAAGGAGACAATAGCACAAAAATTAAAAGACCGCTTTGGTTCTTGGTATAAGGATCTAGGTGAGTTTACCCCAAAGAAATCTAATGTTAAACGTGGGTATACTGCTGGTTGTTCTTTGAATCGTATTGAGAAGATAGATTTTAATCCTAACAGCAGGGACCACATCAGTTATAAGCTGACTAAGGATTATGGGTGGACCCCTCGTGAATGGACTCCAAGTGGTAAGCCTAAAATTGATGAAAGGATTTTAAGAAAACTTCCTTATCCAGGTTGTGATGAGTTGTTCAACCACTTTCTATTATCCAAGCGTATTGCTCAGTTAGCTGAGGGTGACAATGCTTGGCTAAGGTTGGAACAAAATGGAAGAGTGCATGGATATGTAAATACCAATGGGGCTGTTACAGGACGGTGTACTCATTCAACTCCTAATATGGCTCAAGTTCCAGCCAGTTATAGTCCTTACGGTCAAGACTGTAGAAAATTGTTCCAAGCTTCTACTGATAAGGTCTTGGTTGGGTGTGATGCTGATGGGTTAGAGCTCAGAGCTTTAGCCGGCTATCTTAAAAAATATGATAAGGGAATCTATAGTACTGCTGCCATAGATGGCAACTCTAAAAATAAAACAGATATTCATTCTATTAATCAGAAGATATTAGGCATTGATTCAAGAGACACAGCTAAGACTTTCTTTTATGCTTTTATTTATGGAGCTGGAAACGAAAAGCTAGGAGATATTTTAGGTAGCAGTAGGGTTAAGGGTAAGGCTGCACGAGACAGGTTGTTGAATGGGGTTAAGGGTCTGGAACAATTAACAACCGCTGTAAAGCAAGCTTACAGGAGACGGGGACATCTGATAGGATTAGATGGACGTAAGCTCCATGTGCGTTCTGAGCACAGTGCCTTGAATACACTGTTACAAAGTGCAGGGGCTGTGTTAATGAAGAAAGCTTTGGTGTTACTGGATGAGCGTTTACAGTTCTTGGGGCTAACTCCACCAGAAGACTATGAATTTGTTGCTAATATTCATGATGAATTTCAAATTGAATGTAAGGAAATATATGCAAATAAATATGTCGGACCAGAAGCCACAAGAGCAATCCAAAGAGCTGGACACTACTACGAATTTGGATGTCCTCTTAGTGGAACGTTTAAAGTTGGAAGAGATTGGTCTGAAACACATTAAAACATTTAAAGAGTTAGAAACTTTTTGTGAAGGTTTTTATAGTTTCTTGTTAAGTAAAAATATTTACTCTAAAAAAAATGAACAAGCTAGATATAACACTTTCAGAAGACATTTAAAATCTTATATAGTATGTTTTTTAAGAAACTTTTCTTGTGAACATTGTGGTACAACAAATAAAAAGAGAGCGTTACATTTTCACCATATAAACCCAGATACTAAAATTAATAAAGTTTCTACCTGTATTCAAAATGGTTTAATACATGGATTAAAAGAATCATTAAAGTGTTTATATTTATGTGATGAGTGTCATTACAAAGAACATCTTAGATTAGGAGATTACTATGGATACTACGAGGTTATTGATAGATGGAGATATACTTATATACAAAACTTGTTGGGCAGTACAGAGTGAAGTTGAGTGGGAAGATGGAATTGTTACTACAGGAACAAATTTAGATGAACTAAAAATTCAAGCTTCAGCTACTGTAGAATATTTAAAGTTAACCATGAAGCCAGATGAAACTGTTATCTGTTTATCAGACAAGTCAAATAATTTTAGGAAGAAAATTTTTACGGAATATAAGGCACATCGAAAAAAGAATAGGAAGCCCTTGGGGTTCAAACATTTACAGGAATACCTGATAAAGCAATACACATCTAGAACTCTACCAACATTAGAAGCTGATGATGTCATGGGAATTTTAGCTACTGATGGACAGTTTGAAAAAAATTATATTGCTTCCATTGATAAGGACATGACTACAGTTCCTTGTACTTATTACAACCTAGACTCAGAAGACTACATAGCTATCAATACTAATACCGCTGACTTTAATTTCCATGTGCAAACTTTAACTGGTGATGCAGCAGATAATTATAAAGGATGTCCGGGAATAGGAATAAAGAGAGCGTTGGGTCTTTTGTTTGGTAAGAAACCGAATGAATATTGGGGTATTATTAAGAAAGCTTTTGAGAAGGTGGGTTTAACAGAGATGGATGCGTTGGTTCAGGCTCGTATGGCTCGTATTTTAAGAACTGAAGATTATAATATGGAGAAAGGAGAGGTGCTTTTATGGAGCCCCAGATAGTTATGATTCCCTACCAAAAAATTACAGATCATCTAAGGGTAAAAGAAATTCTAGATGAGTGTGCTTTGTTAGCAGAAAGAAAAAATAAAGACTATGCTAAACCTGGAGATCCTTTACACAACTTTCGTAGGATTCTAGAGTTGGGTGCTCCTGTTAGTTTGGGTGTAGCGTGTAGACTACAAGATAAGTGGAGTAGAATTGAAAGTTATTTTAGGGAAGGTAAATTGAGTAATGAATCAATTAAAGATTCTTTGATGGACAACATTAATTACTCAGCTATATTAATCCAAGCACTAGAGGAAGAAGAACGTGAAAAAATTAGTAGAGTTCCACAAGAAGATGAATTTGGCTGTTGATGAGCCCTTCAGTAAAGAGCTCCTTGAGTTTAGAATGAAGTTGATTTTTGAAGAGGTACAAGAGCTTGCTAATGCAGGGCTTAAATTAGAGTCCGGTTTAGATGAGTTAGAACGAGAAGTTGCTATGCAGGATTTCTTGAAAGAGTTATGTGATGTGGTTTATGTAATTAAAGGAACGGCAGTTAGTTTTGGGTTGGATTTTGATAAGGCTTTTGAGTTGGTACATAAATCTAACATGAGTAAGTTTCCTTTTACTAAGAATGAAGACGGTAAAGTTAATAAAGGTAAGAACTATAAACCACCTATCCTAGAGGAGTGTATATGACACCTTCTGTGAGAGCTCAAGTAATTACAAGACGTACATATAGTAGACCTATTGAGGGTGAAGTGGAGTCTTATGAGACTTGGGAGCAA